GCCGGAGACCTCCTCTTCGGACACTTCCTCCTCTTCAAGAAGGAGACCTGGAAGAAGGCTGGAGGCTTTTCAGGCCACTTGAACCACGACATCACCTTCTCCCAAGCCGTCAAAGCCCAAGGGTTAAAGCTAGGGGTCGCCACCGGGGTCTACCTCTTCCACTCCTTCCGCCCAGGAGTCAAAACCCCCTGGTTCATGGGGAAACACGATCCCCACCAACTAGACCCAGCCAGGTGAGCGTTTCGGTCATCCTCCCCACCCTGGGACGGCCCACCCTCCAGCGATCGATCGACTCCATCCTGAGCCAGCTCCTCCCCGGGGACGAACTCCTCATCCAGGTCGATTCCAAGCCACACAAGGATGATGGGAACTGGTGCCGGGACGAGATGATCGCCCGAGCCCAGGGCACCCACCTCTGGTTCCTGGACGACGACGATATCGCCCTCCCCGGAGCCATTGAAGCCTTCCACCAGGCCATCTCGGAAGACCCCGAGGTCTGCTGGATCTTCCGCATCCTCCTCTGTGGGGACCCGATGTGGAAGGTCCCGGGGAAGATCATGCCCGGAAACCAGCAGGGCCAGTGCCTCTTGGTCCCCCGACTCGCCTCCCCCCAATGGGTGAGCGACGGGTACGGCTCCGACTACCACTACCTACAACGCATCCACATCGACAAAAAATGGGCCAGTCCCATCATTGCCCAGATCCGACCCCCGATTCCTAGTTGACATAATACCGGGCCAGTCGTACACAGTTGCGGCATGGCTGATTACCTAGACGTCCCCGGTAACTCCATCGCCCCCGAACAATCCATCAAGACCCAAGACCAAGAACTCCCCGGATACCGATACGGAAAGGCTCTCTGCGAGACCGCTCGCTCCGCCGCAGGGGAACGTGTCAAGTCCTTCAAGGAGAACTGGAACTTCCTCCTCGGGAAAGAACAGTGGGGCACTCCCCAGACAAGCGCGGCCAAACAGATCGACCAGTGGGCCTTCAAGGGAGTGGTGAACTGGACCTATGCCACCGTGAAGACCAAAGCCGCCATGCTCTGCTCGGCCCCCACCGAACTCTTCTGCGATCCCCTGGACGACCAGAGCACCTACTACGATCGCCTCCTCTGGAAGAGTGCCTTGGAACACGAGATGACGCGGCTCCGCTTCCGGCAGGTCAAAGAAGACGCCTACCTCTGGGGCTCTGCCTCGGGAGTCGGAGTCGCCATGGTCTCCGCCAAGGCCGACCCACTTACAGGCGCCATGAAATTGGCCCTGCACAATATTCGATCGGACGAGTTCTACCGAGATCCCTCTGCCGACTCCATCACCTCTCCCAACTGTCGATTCGTGGTCTGGGAGACCGAACTCGACATGAGCACGATCCGAGAGATGTGGCCTTCCAAGGCGAACGAGGTAAAGCCCAATAGCAGACAGGTCACGGGCGGCTGGACCTACAAGCCAGACAACACGGACGATAATCTCATCTTCGGCACCGCTGGGGAGTTCGTGATCGACTCCCAGAACACCTTGAAGTCACGCAAGGCCACCGTCTCCTTCATCTGGGTGCGGGACGAGTCCCTGATCGAAGACCTACAGAGTGTCATGTTGAAGGACGCGGGCCCGGGCTTCTCATGCGTTTCGTGCGGCACGGTCTACGAGGAGGACGCGACTCCGGGACTCGATCTCGGAGAACCCTGCCCCACCTGCGCCGGAACCCTGGAACAAGTCACCATCCCCCCGAAGATCGAGCACAACAAGATCGTTCGCCGCCAGTATCCCTACGGACGCTTGATCGTCTACTCCGGCACCACCCTTCTCTATGACGGAGAGAATCCATACGAGCTGGAAGGGGTCTATCCCTTCTTCGTCTACCACCACGACCGAGTACCGGGAGACTTCTACGGCTCGAACGATGTGAGTCTATTGAAGTCACTCCAGATCGCGGAGAACACCGTCGTCTCGATGGGGGTCGATGGTGTCGTGCTCGCGATGTTCGGGCCATTCGAGTACCCGATCGGCGCCAAGAGTTACACCGCCATGGGGAACGGCCCGAAGCAGCAGCACCCCACCCCGGACCACCTCTGCGGGAAGGCTCGCTTCATCAACCCAGCCTCTGCAGACATGCAGCTCTGGAACGGAGTCCTGGGTGCGCTCCAGTACCACTTCACCGTGGTCTCTGGACTCTCCTCGGTGAGCTTGGGGGGGCAGAGCGGCTCCCCGCCGGTTAGCGCCACGGAAGCCGAGATCAGTAACGCACGGCTCTCCGATCGGATGAAGGGACACGCCTCGGGCCTCTCTCAGTTCATGAGTGACGGCGGGAACATCATTCGCCAGATGATGCAGCAGTTCTACGGGGACGCTCAGGAAGTCCCGGTAACCATGGCGAACTCGGAAGTGCAGTCCATCCAGATCGAAGTGAAGAAGCTCCCCAAAGTAAACGTCCGGGTCGAGGTCAACACCCAGCCCGCCTTCCGGGACAAGCTGCTCGGACAGAACGCCGTCCCCGTGCTCACGAATCCGATGATGGTGCAAAGCCCCTACTTCCCAGATGTCTTGGAGGCGATCGGCTTCCCTCCGGCACGGATCAAGGAAATGCTGGTGCGGCGCGGCACTCAGCAGGAGATGGCTCCGGCATCCGGGCCGCCTTCTGGTGCCCCTGAGCCCGCGCCGCCCGCTATGGAACCCATGCCCGAAGGAGGGATGCCCATTGGATAACAAGAGCCCGCAAATGAACGAGGCCAGTAGCCAGTGCGAACACCCCATGTTCAATAACGTGAGCCCCTACTCGACCAAGATCTCGGAGGAAATCCGAAACTCCAAGAATCCAGGCCGCCCCTTGATCGAGGCCGTGATCGAGACCTCGAACACCCAGAAGGTTCCGGTAGGACCGTCCGCCCACGACATCGGGGGAGTCTGATGCCCTGGAAGACCGGCACCACCGAAGAGGACGTGAAGAAGTTCAAGATGATCGAGACCTACGTCCAGACCCTGGACAAGAAAATCTACGATGGTCTCGTGACCCCGGCTGAGGCGTTCTCGGAGCTCCAGGACAAGATCGATGAAGTGTGGGAAGCCACCCACCCCGAGCCCGAGGTAGAAGCCGCCAAGACCCGCACCCCGATCAAGAAGAAGTAGGAGGGACCATGGCAGGTAAGGATCTACCCATCGACACGGGCCCGCTCGTCCAAGGGTTGGGGTACCAGAGCTTCCCGACACCCACGAACGATGCCGCTTCTACCGCGAGCGCCGACCGCTTCCATGAGTTGGATTCCACCAATGATCCAGCACCGCTCGTAGCCGTGTCGCTAGCCACGAAGGAAGTTGATGCGCCACCGCTCGGAGCGTTCCAGAAGACCAACCTTCACGATGACAACTGGCTCGATCCCTTGAAGCCACACATGAGTCCCGAATCACAGAAGGGGTAACGATGGACCCGGAAGTCCCGCAGGAACAGGAAGCGCCGCCAGCGCCGCAGCCCCAGCAGCCCCAAGAGATCGACCCGCGTGTTGCGCTCGAGATCGCCGCCCAGCAGTATGGGATGTCTCCCGATGAACTCGAAAGCTCGATGCGGCTCCAGGAAGAAAACCGCCGAGTGTACGAGGAGAATCGAAAGCGCACCCGGGACCTCGAACTCAAAGAAGCACAGCTAGAAGCTATGTCTCGGCAGACCCGGCAGTACATGCCGCCCGAGCCAACCTACGAGATCGATCCCGCCGTCCGCCCCGTCTATAACGAACTCCAAGAGATGAAACGGATGTTCTTGGAGGAGAGGCGGGAGAGGCAGGACATGGATCGGAAGTCGGCCCAGGCTCAGAGACTCGGACAGGAACTGAACTCCCACTATCAGACCGTGATGAGAGCCGTTCCAAGCCAGAGCCAGATTCAGCCCGAAGCCTTCTTCGGTGCCATGGCGGAACTCTGGCCCGACGGGCCTCCTGAGAGTGTTTCCCCGGCGCAAGCGGTGGAACGCACGGCCCGGTACATGGGAATCCGCACGAACGGAACGGGCAGCGGCTACCGTCCGTCGCCCTATCAATATGGGGACCCCAACCGAAACCCGAGAGCACCGATCGTCATTCCGTCAGGCATGGCCCCAAGCACGCCGCCTGTCATGAACCAGTTCGGATCGATCCAGGACATCATTGCGGATCGAGATGGCGAGAGCCCCGAACAGAAGTCCATGAGACTCCAGGCCGCGCTCGAATCGCTCGCCCCAGGATTCAGGGGACTCTCCGATGGAACGAAGGTCAGCTCCGGGTAACGAGGAGATTTAGTTGGCTCACGCTCCAACAACTCAAACCACTGCGGCAAAGCTACTCTCCGAACTCTGGGCCGCACAGCCCGAGTATGCGGTCAATAACACCCGTGGCGTTACGAAGTCGATCTGGGATACCGGAGAGACCTACTTCGGCCCTGGCTTCAAGGTCAACTTCCCGATCGTGGAGGCCATTCCCGCGACCGCTCTAGGCGCTGCGATGTCCGTGGCGATCGCCAACTCCGTAGCTGGCACGCCGACCGAGGTGGAAGTCACCCCGACCGTGACCTACGCGGCCATGATTCTCCTCGAAGACGTTCTTCTCACCACAGCCTATGACACGGTGCGGACCTACACACCTGCACTGGCCGAGGCCCTCTACCAGCAGATCGACATCGATATTCTGGCCCAGGCGGTCAACTTCACGACCAATAGCCAGACGGACGGCGGGGCGTTCACCGAAGGAAACTTCCACACCCTGGTCTCCAAGATCCTCACGAACGGCGGAGACAAGGTGCAGCTCGGCCAGCTGGACGGCTGGTATCACCCCCAGATGTGGGACACGATCATGGGGATCGCGGACTTCTACACCGCGTCCGTGCGTGGCGAGTCCAACTCGTCCGCCAAGACCGGCAATGTCGGCATGGCGTTCGGGGTCAACTTCAACTTCACGAAGAACGTGCTGCTATCGACCACGCTTCGCAATGTGATCCTCTCCAAGAAGTCGATCGTCCTCGTGCGGAAGAACCGCCCGAAGATCGAGATGGAGAGGACCGATCTCTCCACCCGTGTCGTGGCTTCTACCATGTACGCCTGCAAGGTGCTCCACGAGACCACGGGCGGCGTGCATATCGTCACGACCACCACGTAAGGGAGTACGTTATGGGGCAGCCGAAGAGCCAGACAGCGTTTGACCCCAACCGGACGCCGTTCACATCTCCGGCTGCCCGCTTCACCTACATCCAGCATCCAGTTGCGGGAAGGATGAAGGTCAACAGCGACTCGAAGACGATTGTCCCAATCTCTGGGCAACGCTACCCGGGATTCCCGCTGAAACTGATTCCGGAACTCATGGCGGTCCCCCAGCCCCATGTGAGGACGTGTGGTAAGGGCGGGGATGAAGTGGGGCTGGGGTGTCTTGCATCGATTGGCGGCGGGTGTCCGATTCTCATTCAGTACGGGAGGATCGGCCCCGTCAATGTCATCATAGAGAAAAATGGGGCGGTCGATTCAGCGCCATGTCATGTGGTCTATTGCGGCATCTCGCAGCAAGGCAGGCCAACGTCCTCGACTCACTACTTGCAGGATGGCTGGCAGATCCTGACCGATCGAACCTCGATCCCAGGGAATACCCGTGAAATAGACCCGGTAACGGGAAAGCTGGGGAAGCATCTCGTCATTCAGACCGAGGTGCAGGACCTGGCCCCGTTCTACGACCACTTGAAGCAGCCTCCGAAGCCGAAGCGCGGACGCCCAAAGAAGGTGGCGGTTGAGCAAACTGCTAACTAAAGAGCCCGAGAAGGAGGGGATCGAGAAGATCGATCTCCCACCTCGGATCGAGCAAACCGTCAACCCGGACGGCACCGTCACGGAGAAGCGGATCCCTCAGTGGGAGATCAAGGCTCGAGGGGTGAAGTACGTGAAGGAGCTGAAAGGCATCTTCAAGGACTCCGCACCCCAGATGATTCACGAAGGGATGAAGGAGTGGAACGATAACGGCGGGGACCTGAGGATCACGAGAGCGGACGGGTCCTCGGATCTCATCCGAGCCGACAAAGAACAAATGCTCCGAGCCACGTATCCGGGCTTATGCCAGCACCGGCTCCGGCCCGGAATCACGATGCCCCAGATGCCGTGGCACAAGCCCTGCGGCCACTCCAAGGTGCAGAGCTGCCACTGTGAAGGAGACTAACTAGGTGGCGAATACCGTTAGCAAAGTTGCTCACCTCGGGAATGGGAAAATGTACCTGGTCACTTGCGCTTCCGCAGCAGGCGCAACGGAAACCGTCACGCTACCGGCAGGGAAGGCCCTGGTCTCGGTAGGCTATCCGGTCTTCACGTCCGCCACGCCTCGGACGGCGGTGACGTTCGCATATGTGGCGTCAACGGGAGTTCTCACGATCGGCGCGCTCACGGCGGCGGACGCCTTCACCATAGCGATCTTCACCGATTGAGAGTAGTCCTGGACGAGATCCTGGAAGTCGAGTTCCTCGGAGACGAGGATACCGGATACCCCACGGGCGGATTCCTGGCCTGGGCGTTCGAGCGATTGGGAGTCACAGACCCGGATCGAGTGGTGCATCTCTTCGGGGGCGCGGTGAGACGGGGTATCACCGTGGACCTTAGGCCCGAGACGAACCCCACTCACTGCTGCGATGTCAGGCACACCCCGCTCGAGGACGGCTCGGTGGAGTGGGTCATGAGCGATCCTCCGGTAAGCGAACTTTTCAACCAGGCCTTCTACGGCATCCCGAACAAGCTCCCGACAGAGTTCGAGATTCTGAAAGAGGTCAGGAGAATCTTGAAGGTGGGAGGTTGCTTCGGGATGATGCAGCCCGCCGTCCCGGAGGACATCCCAGGACTCGTACGGGAGAAGACCTACGCCTTCACCACCGGCGCACCCCGCTTCGTCTGCGGCTGGCATGTGATGAGGAGAGTGTAGATTGGCGCTCGTTGAAGACCTGGTAACGATCTCGAAGCTCTCCATGAAGGCGGTCCGGATCACACAGGCGGCTGTGGCGACCACGGTCTCTCCCATTCCCAGCGAGGACATTGAGGGGGAGACTTACTACACGCTGACCGGACCCCAGAGAGCGGCGAAACTGGCAGAACGCGCCGCGGTGATCGCCCAGATCAAGACCTTGGCAGCGGGTCTCCCGTAGATGGGATGGTTCCAGCCTGGCGGGGCGGGGACGGCCATCTACTGCTACGATGATGCCGACGCCACTGGGGGACATGCGGCAGGCTCGCCTCATACGTGGCTAGAGTGCAACACGACTTTCCCAGTAGATTTCCCACGCCTTCAGTCTGCGGCTGGGGCGACCTATAGCGCCACGAATCGTCAGTACCTTCCCGCGGTCTTGGTCACGATCGGGCACCCCACCGCAGGCAACACGGCAGCCACTTCGTTCGTGGATGCTACCGACGCTGACCTCTTCGTCATCGGGTCAAGGCTCGCTTTCACGACCGCGAATGCCACCACCACATCGTTCACCATGGGAACCAAGATCGGGACCGGGGAACGGATGTCCGGGAAAAACGGCGGCTCCATCCACATGAGCGCAAACCTCATCTTCCGGGGCACGGTGAATCTCTACGGCACCGCCATCGACTCGACAGTCCAGATTCAGTTCCTGAACGGTACGGGCCTCTCGATGACGGTGGCCGGGTGCATACTGCAAGCTGGCTCCTCCTTCGTGCTGGGCAATTCCACGGGAACGGCACTCGAACTGTGGAACAACTCCCTGGTAAGTGCAGGCACCGGGAACATCATCACCGCTTCGTTTGTGACTTCGGGAGGTGGGAATATCCTGGCTTGTACGGCCCCAGGCTCGTTTTTATCTTCCGCGGCCTCCAACGTAGTCCTTGGGGACATTCAACTGTCGGGGGCCCCAACGGTAGCGGACCTACGATGCAGCACCCAAACCCCATTCTGGACCCTGAACAACATTCGATGGAGCGACACCCCTGGCGTGCCGAGAATCGCCTTTTCCGGTGGGATTGTGTTGCCCCAGGACGGTGTCGCAGACTTCCGATCCTATGATGTGAAGGTGGTGGATCCGACCGGGAACTCCGTGTCCGGCATCCCCGTCTATATGACCTCGGACGTGGATGGAGCGGTCCTCGATGGTGTGACGGACGAAGACGGGAACGTGGTATTCACCTGGCCCGCAACCGGTGCCACCAACGTGCTCCCCGTGCGGGACTACTACGACTCTGTTGGATCTGTCTCGAACCTGGACGAACGGGACCGAGTCTATCTGGCCGAGATCAACGGCTTCTCTGGAAGCACGGCTCCCACCCAGGGCTTCGGAACCAAGTTCATCACCTTCGAGTGGCCCGGTAGAGACCGACTCGGTACTGGATACTCTCCAGACGGAGGCTCCTTCCAGAAGGTCTTGGACGTGATCCAGCTCGACTACGGAACCCCGAGCCATGCGGTTTCCACCTCCTGGATCGAACGGACGGTGCCCTAGTGCCCATCACTTGGATCGAACGGGTGGCACAGGCCCCCGCGGCGACTGAGCGCGTGTCTCAACTCCCCGCATGGTCTGAGCGGGAAACGCCGGCCCCCGCGGATACCTCTCCGATTCTCATGCTGCCCTGGATGCCGATGGAGATTCCGGCCCCCGGGACGAGCATGTGGATCGAACGAGAGAAGCCAGTCTGGAGGCCCTTCTAGGTGTCCGGCTCAGGAGCCATCTACCACCACGCTACGGGGACCTTCGGCTCGACCCTAGAAGACGGGGACGCCGCGGGACTAGCCGCTGCCAAGGCCGCATGTGCTGCGGGCGGGCTGATCCAGATGGGCCCCGGGACCGAGGGCATCACGCTCGGCGTGGGCTGGGGCACCATCGCGCTCGCCCGTATTGACGCTCTAGGGAGGATGTTCGGATCCCGCTGGCACATCACAGACGGGGACGACCCCACGAAGGTACAGGCGTGGGATGTTTCGGCCATCTCCACGGGAACTACCCGAACGGTGGTCGCCCCCAACTATGGCGGGCTGCTACTCCTTCCGGCCTCGCTCGGAAATGCGGGCGAGTTTCTGAGGTCCGGTGGCGCGGGAGTGCAGCCCGCCTTTGCAGCCCTTCCGTCCGTGACGAACGCGCTTCTTGATGCAGCGAACCACACGGACACCGTGGCCCAGGCGGTGACTCGCGGGTCTCTCATCTACGGGAACTCCACTCCCAAGTGGGATGAACTCGTGATCGGAGCGGCCAATACGGTTCTCACGAGTGACGGGACGGATGTAGCGTGGAGTCTGAATCCCGCCGTCCAGCACGATGCCCTGGCGCACTTGAAGCCGATTGCGATTGCGGCCTGCTCCTGGAGCAACACCTCGCTCATCATCACATCGGCCAACCTTCCCGGAGCGGTCAAGGTCGGGGACTACGTGCTACTAGGAGACCAGTCTCGCACCGGATGCCAGGGCCGGATCGTCACGGACATCGGCACCCCAGGACAAGTCACCGTCAATTCGACGAACGCTAGTGGCGTCAACATCGGACCTTCCACCTTCGTCTTCCAGCCCGGAGACCACTTTAGCGACACGGTGGTGATCGACGGGAGTCTCGCTGGGGCGGGCCTCTTCCTGACCGGTGGGCGAGGGACGTACAACGCGACCGACGCAAGCGGCACATTCCAGGAACTCCGAGGTCCCATCAACTGGAGAGGCCACGGAGCAAGTATCGGGTCCCATGTCGTATCCGACTTCCGCGCTGCGATCTCCGGAAGTACGACCACCTTGAGTGGATTCTGCCTCGAAGGGGGAACGGCGGGAGGGGGGCGAGTCTACTTCTTCCGCAATACGGCTGGAAACACCGTTATCACCATTCCCAATATCGGCGCTGGGGATACCTTTGCCTTTACGGGCACCGCCCAGACGCTCCTCGCGAAGACCCTCTCCGGTGCCGGGAATATCGTGATGGACGGCACCACAGCCAACATGGTCTTCCAAAACGGCGGCTTCGGAGACTGTCTCGTCCACGACTTCACCGGAGTCACCACGCTGCGGGTTTCCACACACCCCAACTTCGACTATAAGACGGTGGGAAGTGCCCGCACCACCGGGTCCTTCATTGATCTGACGGGGCAGGGTGCTTCGATCGGCTCCACCACGCTTCTCTCAACTCCCGCCGCTGGAGTCTATCGGGTCTCGGTCTACCACGTTTGCACCACAGCCGGAGCAGCGGGAACCCTCGACACTACGATCTCCTGGAACGATGGAACGGCGGCGAGGACTAGAACCCCGGCACCCCAGATTCTCCTGACTGCAACAAACTTTGACGAGGGAGAGATCACGATCCGCGTGGACGGAGCCACGAACATCGCCTTTACCACGACCTACGCCGGTGCCGTGGGGGCTCCCGCCTACTCTCTCTACATTCGCGTGGAGGCACTATGACCGGACAGAAGAAGCCGCCCAAGAAGAAGAAGGGAATGGGAGGGTACTGAGATGATGACGGTAACGATTCTCTTGCTACTCGCTGCGTTCGTGACGACAGTCATGTCCCTGATGGGCAAGTGTCCTCTAGGGGTTCCGGTGCTCCTCCTCTGTCTCGTGGAGCTGATGCAGATTCTTCCGCACTGAGAGGGAACATGCCAAAGGCATACGATATCGCCGTAGGGATGGCCAAGAAGAAGAAGGGATACAAGTTCGACAAGTCCGTGGACTCTGGCCCGTTGAACCCCACGGATAGCCCCGAGATGCAGAAGACGATCCAGCAGGAGAGAATCCGCCGTCAGATCCAAAGCCGGTTGAAGCTCGACCGGAAGTAGGAGGACGCCATCACTACGGCAGAAATGGTCACATCGGTACGCGATCTCATGGGCGAGGACTCGACCACCGCGACCCAGGTGACCTCGGCCCAGATTCTGAACTTCCTCAATAACCGCATGGCGGAACTCTGTGCCGACACGGACGCGAACGTCTCGGCCTGGTACACCACCACCGTCTCGGGTCAGTCGGACTACTCCGTCCCTCCCGAATATACCGGGGTCGAGAAAATACAGTTCTGTGACGAGGTGATGGGGAAGCAGTGGCTCACGAAGTGCGAGGTGGAGGATCTAGACCCGGCCCTACCTCCAGGAGCGCCGCACCAGTTCGCGGTCTGGGGTGCCAATGTCTCCGGGGACCACCAGACCATCTTCATCCTGGATCACATCCCGGACTTCACCGCGACTCTGACGGCGGAGATGCCGGTCGGGAATCTCCAGTGCTTCGGCAGACAGTACGCGAAGACGATGGTCTCGGGCGGGCAGGGCCCCGAAGTGGATCTCCGGGAGCAGTGGACGGTGGTCTATGGGGCTGTGGCGAGCTGCTTCCTTCGGTTCGCCGAGGGGTCTCCAGCCTGCCTCGCCTTGGCAGACCGGTGGGAAGCGAAGTGGGAGAGAGGGAAGAAGGAGGCCATGAACCGGGTCGCGGTGGATGTGCGGTCTCCTCGTAGAGCGGTCGATACGATGGGCTACTCCCGAGGGCGCTGGTAGATGCCCGCAATCCCCTGCATGCCCTTGAAGGGTCTCTTCGACGGACCGATCTTTGGCCGGGAGCAAGGGACTCTCACAGCGCTCCAGAACATGGAGATCAAGGCAAGCGGGTACGCAGAGGCCCGAGGCGGGATGGAGGAGTTGAAGCCGAACGGGGGCACCGCAGCGGACGCAGCTTCGGCTGGCGCATACTCCTGTGTCCACCAAGTGAACACTTCCTACGGGTGGATTCGTACCTACGATTCGGCAGCGGCTGCGGGGTCTCGGTTCTCGAAGAACCTCCAGCTCGATCCAGGAGGATGGCCACCTTTCCCCACGAACGTTGTGAACGATGCCGTGTACTGTGGGTCCGATCTCCCCTTTTCTCGCATCACGACAAACCTCATGTCCTCGGGCGGTGCCGCACTCGTTGGGGCTACCTTTGCATACGAATACTGGAACGGGTCAACCTGGGCCGCGCTCACGACTGCGGAGACCATCACCTGGAGCAATATCAACGCCACGCAATACGCTTCCTGGACCCTTCCCACGAATTGGGTGGCGAGCGCCGAGGGGGATACGGACAACGGAACGGTCCTCAAATACTGGATGCGGGTCCGTCTCTCGGCCATCTCGTCCGGCGCTACCGGGTTCTGCCACTGGATTTTCGGTACCTGGGTAGGGATGCGGGAACTCTACGAGATCAACCAAAACCCCCGTGGCGGGGCTTCGACCGCGAGCTTGAAGCGGCTCGGTCAGACCGGGACCACCACTCAGTGGTACGAAGTCTTGGGGTCCATGTTCTCCGGGGCGTCCCAGCCCGCACGAGCGGCGTCCTATCGAGGAAGGCTCTACTTCACGACGGGTAGAGAGCAGGATCGATGGGACGGGGCCAATATCAACTCGATCGGGCTCCAGAAGTTCGCCGCCACCGCCACGCTCTCCGGTCCTGGGGCGTTCACTGGAATCGGGGCTGGGATCTGGCGCTACTACGTAGCGTGGGGATACGGACAGAACAACTTCGATCCAACTTCGGGCAGCACTCAGAGGGACCTAGGTTCCCTTTATGGGGTGGGAGAAGCCCTCGCCACGGTGGGTGGGGCTACGTACGCGAACGAAATCACCACGACACTCGGCAATGAAGAGGTTTACATCACGATCACTGGCACGATGCCAACCGACGCTGGCGGAATCTACGTCTACCGCACGCAGGACTTGACCGGAGTTCCCGTGAGTGACCGGGACACATTCCCCGCGTTTCTCATCACGTCCCGCTATCGCATCACCACGGGCACGAATCCAGCGACGGCCATTCAGGGCGGCGGCATCATCGTGGACAACTTCCCGGCTCCGGTCTTCCCGCCTGTGGAGGCTGTTCTCTACGACAACAAGCCGCCCGAGCGGTGCAAGTACGTCGCGGTCTACCAGAACCGTCTTCTCCTCGGAGACGATCTCGCGTGGTACTGGTCGGACCCGTTCAAGCCGGACATCTTCCAGAGGGCGACCAACTTCATCTCGCTCGCTAGGGCCCAGGGTGGGCGGCACATGGGCGGGGTAGAGTTCGCAGATCAGGTGGTTCTCTTCACCGAGGATCAGACATGGGGACTCACGAATATCGACATGGACGTGCCGCACCTCTACCCGATTCATCCAGCGGTGGGGTGTGTCGCGCCCGAGTCGATTGCGGTGGGGGATGGGGTACTCGTCTGGGCTGCCAAGGATGGCTTCTATGCCTGGGACGGGACCGGGCTTCCGAAGCGGATCTCGGACTCGATGGATCAGACCTTCGGCTCGATGAGCTACGAAACGCACGGAGGGTCGAGGGCCACGATCCATAACGGGCGCTATGACATCCGGATCGCATCGGCGGACATGGGTACGATCGGGCTGGCTTACCGGTTCAGCCTCGAAGCCTTCCTGGCAAAGAAGCACCCCTGGAGCACGATCCTTCTGGCGGGCTTTGCGAGCACGCTTGCCCCGCTCGCCACGATCCATGCGCCGCTAGGCAATAACGACGCAGGGATGGTGCATTCGATCTGGGGGAAGGTGGACTACACGACCGCGGCGGGGGAGTACGGGCTTTTCCTGGGAGAACTCACGACCCAGGACGCAGGCTCGAACTACTCGTGTGCTGCCACGATGCACTTTCCTCTTCCTCCGAATCGGTTACTCAGCACCGCTCGGCTTCTCGCCTACTACCAAGCGACAAACGGGTGGGGCACACCGGCCCTAGCGTTCACCCCTACCACGTTCATCGGGAGTTCTCCGGGCACACTGAACACAGGCACCCCAGACACGGGGGACGATTACTCCCTGATTGGTGGTACGTTCTCGGCGGTGCCGCGGGGACTATCGGACATCCAGATCAGCTTCACGGTGGCGAGCTCGGCCTCGGGGACGGTGAACCGGCAGCGGTTCTTCGGAGCAGTCCTTGAAGGGAACCCGGCAGGGATTCGTAGGGGGCAAGTGTGATCTCTGAACTAGCCCGGAAGCTCACGACCTCGAAGACCATGGCCCAGAGCACGGTTCGGCTCCAGCCCGGCTCCTTCAAGGTTCATGGTGGATTCACAAATACGAAGACGAACGCACGGGAGCGAAGGCTCACGGTCAGCTTCAAGACAGCCAACGTGCCGGTCGTGGTCTTCCACGGGCTGGGTTTTGCGCCTTCGGGATTCACTCCTCTCGGCAACAAGGCTGGCACCGGTGCAGGTGGGGTCATCTACAACGACTTCCCGCTCCCCTCTACATCCAGGGTCATTGTGCTCAAATGCAGCGTAGCGAACACGGTCGCGGACATTCTCGTCCGATGAAGGAGCCAGATGCCTAGCTATCAGGAAATACTCGCGCAGGTCGCAAAGAATCAGGCGATGCCGCTCGCGCAACGAGAGCAGGCGCAGATGGGGAGGCTCACGGGCGAGGCGGATGTCTATCGGAAGGCCCTCGAAAAAGCGGAGTACGGCCAACTCGGACGGGACCTCTCCAGCGGATACGGGCAGATCGAGCGGCAGCTTGCCGGGATGGGTCCTCTGGCGGATAGCGGAGCCGGGAACGCGCTCAGGGCGAAACTAGCCTCGACTCTCTACGGAGCCGCACAAGGGAGAACATCCCAGGGATACGCGGACTACTTGAAGCAGATCATGCAGAGCCAGCGCCAGTTCCGCCAGAATCAGATCCTCCAGAAGCAGGCCCAGAAGGCTCAGAAGGGCAGCTTCCTCCAAGACCTCGCAGGCATCGCGGGCGGGTTCATCCCAGGGCTTGGAGCCTTGGGCGGTGGGGGCGGTGGGTACGGTGGGCAGGCGACGGGCAACTGGGGCGGTGGCTCCTTTGTCGGATAGGGGGGACTAGTGCCAACCGGATACCAACCCTACGAAGAGACGGGGATCAAGGCTGCGCTTCGGGGCGCACTTGCCGGGCTAGCAGCCAGTTCTAGGCTGCCTCGTGGGGCTAGCTTCCTCCAGTCCCTTGGAGCCGGTGCGAGCGGGGCCTTCCAGCAACGAGACCTCGCCCAGAAAGCCGCCCAAGACTACGCCATGAAGCAGATGCAAGCAGAACAAGCGGCGGAAGATCGGCAGGTACGAAACCGGTACACCGAAGCCCTGATGAAGAATCTGGAGAAGCCTGCAAAGCCGGAGAAGCCAGAGAAGAAGCAACCCTGGGAGCTGGACCCGGAAGGGCAGAAGCAATACATCGACTTCCAATCCCGCTTGAAGAAGGCGACGACTCCACCGGAGAAACCCGAGAAGCCGAAGAAGCCCGACCTCGGGAACTACAACACGCTCGCGGACAACTTCCGAGCCGACAAGGATGTCCAGAACTACACCGTGGTCCGGGATAACTTCCGGCGTATCAATGACACGCTCAAGCTGGGCTCTGGATTCGGAGACCTCGGGGCCATCTTCTCCTACATGCGGGTTCTCGACCCGAACTCAGTGGTGAGGGAGACGGAGTTCAAGAACGCAGAGGAGGCCGTGGGATACGTCCAGCGGACCTACAACCTCCCGGAGCGGTGGTTCAAGGGAACCCGCCTCACGGTGCAGGGCCGCAGGGAACTCCGTGAGGCCGGGAAGAGACTCCACGACACCCAGAAAGATACGTATACCCGGAAGGTCAAGCTCTACGAGAACGCGGCGAAGAAGTACGAGGTCGATCCCGAGCTGATCGTCCCGAGTTACGGGGATGATGTCGCTCCCCCCGCAGCCATGGGGAAGCCGGACCTGATCTATAACCCGCAGACCGGAACCCTGGAGCCTGCTCGATGAGAGTCCAAGGTCCAGACGGAAAGGTGATCGAGTTCCCGGACGGGACTCCACCGGAGCAGATGCAGGCGGTCATGGCGAAGCACTACGGCGGACCCAAAGCCGCGCCGCAAGCCCAGGGCTTTCAGGAGGAGTGGGATGATCCGCCGTTTCTGAACCCTCGGGGGATCGAACTCTGGAGAAAGCTAGGGAAGCCCGATGTGGGGCGCATGGCGGCGGGGACCCTTCCGTCCGTAGGCGGCTTTGCTGGTGGGGTCGGTGGAGGGCTGGCTGGAGCAGCGGCCACCCCCTACCTCGGGTTCTCTGGGGCGATCCCTGGGGCCATCGCCGGAGCTGGGGCTGGGGGCGCTCTGGGAGAGGTGGGAAAGCGGGCTGTACTAAACCAGCCCATGGACCCAAGGGCGATCATGTCCCGGGGGGCCATAGAAGGCGGCGCACAGGCCGCTGGAGGGCTTTTGGCTGGCGGGGTGGGCTTGGCAGGCAGACTTGCGGCCCGGCGCGCTGTATCGCTTGCTGAGAAGCCAGCCAAGAGCCGCTTCCTGGGCCCTCTGGCTGGCGGGCTCCTGGGCCAGAGCCATGGGAACGCGATCCCCGGAGCGATAGCTGGGGTGGCGGCGGAGGCCGTCATCAATAGCCCAGCCGTTAACGCCAAGCTGGGTAAGCTACTCGCCAGTCCCAAGTTCCAGAGGGCGGCCCGGCAGTCCCCGAGAGCCGCCGCCGCGATGGTGCAACAGATACTCCTATCGGCAGAACCAGATGCGCTTCGCCAGTAGCCACAGAGGGCTTGCTCGCCCCAGGCCCTTCACGTGTGGGGTGCAGAAACCGGGGGAACGTGGAGCGTCTGGACTTGAGCGAAGAAGACGTCAAGGTATCCATGGCAAGGCTGGAGGAGAGGATCAGGGCAGCAGCGGATGCATTGAACGTGGCCCAGTCGGAACTCCACCGACGCCTGGAGATGCTGAACGGGGAAGCGGCAAGGCTCCGGGAGATGCAAGCCACCTACATTCCGAGAGAGACCTACGACCGAGGGATTGAAGCGATCGAGAAAGCGACTCGCTCCACCGAGATCGAGGTGGATCGGAGGTTGAAGCTCTTGGAGAACCAAAGCGCCAACGACAAGGGAAAGCAGTGGGTCGGCGGGGCTATCGTTCTCATCCTGGCGGCTGCGATCGCCACCGCTACATCTCTTGTGGCCCGATAGGAGGTGGGTAGTGGCAGGGAAGCGGAGCGTGCAGACAGTCGTGACCCAGTTGGACCGTATCGAGAAGGCGCTGGCATCAACGAACCGCAAGATTGACCGGATCTCACGCAGTCAACGGATTCAAACCATCCAAGGAGAAAACCAAATGGCGCTGGATCAGGACATCTTCGACGCAATCGCGGCTCAGAGCACGGTGGTGGACAGTCTCATCGAGTACATCCGTGGGCTGGTCGCTTCCAACGTGATCTCCCAGGCAGAGGGGGAGAAGATTCTGGCGGACATCAAGACGAACAACACGAAGCTGGAGGGTGCGCTCCTCGAAGGAGTTCCCCCGGCACCGCCCGCGTAGTTTGGGAGACCTGTCAGCCCACTTTAGTCGAAGCGAGTTCGCATGTAAGTGTGGGTGTGGAGCGGATCACGTCGAGCCCGAGTTGGTCGAGAAGTTGGAGCGGCTTAGAAGTTTCGTCCGGGGACCGATCGTGATCCGTTCCGGGGTCCGCTGTACCGCCCACAACAAGGCGGTCGGAGGGAAGCCGGACAGCGCGCACCTGACTGGAGAGGCCGCGGACATCGCCTGTGTGGCGAGTCGGACCCGCTATCTGATGAAGCGGTGGATTTACGTCTGGGCTCTCTTCAACCGGGTCGGGACGGGGAAGGACTACCTCCATGTGGACATTTCGCTCGCATTGCCCCAGGAGGTGGAGTGGACCTACTACTAGGGAGGGTTCTTGAACGTCCTGGATGAAATCGCAAAGGCGCTCGCCGCGCTTGCTCCGGTCATGGCGCTCCTCGTGGGAACGGGGATCGTCTACAAGTACGTCCCCTTCCTGGCGAAGCTCCCGAATCTCCTCATTCCGTTTCTGAACGCGCTGATTGCGTTCCTCAGTGTGTTCTCGGGCGGGCCCGCTCCGGTCGAGGCTGGAGTCTTCGGGGACTTCGTTCATCACCTCTCCTTCGGGGCGAAGGCCATGGGCTCGCTTGCGCTCTCGGTGGTGGCGTCTTCCTTCTACGAGTGCTTCCTCCGGCCTGGGCTGGAGAAGGCCGGGATCTTCAAGGCGGGACTCACTCCGATGCAGAAAGAAGCAAAGGCGGAGGTGGTCAAACTCGGTTGAGATGGTCCTGTCTTTGGCTTCTTCTCCTTGGCGTCCTTTGCTGGGTGGCGGGGTGGATGCTGGGGGAATGTGTTCAAACTCATCGGGCCCACGCGGCCTCGATCGAGTGGGAGTGGACTGTTCCGATGTATCAGGCGGTGGAGAACCCGGATTCGATGTGTGGATATGCGGTCGGGGCGGACTCTCTGGCGAACGTGGAGGAGTGTGCGCTCGTGGTCTGGCGGTTCACGCACGGGGACACGCTTCTTTTCCTCATGCCCTGCTCTCGGGGGGATTCGATGAAGGTCGAGACCGTACTGACCTCGGGGAGCTACTACCAGGGATGGGCGATGGCGAAGAGTTCGGCGGGCTGGAGCTGTGAAGGGAACAAGGTGATGATCGCCATCCCTCCCGAGGACTTTGAGCCGGGGCTTCACACGGTTCTCTTCGACACCGCGGACATGACCGGCCCTTCGACCGTTCTCTTCAACGTGCCCAATATCGCCTTCGATTGGGACTACGGAAGCCCGCACCCCTCGATCCAGCCCGACACCTTCTCGGGAACCATGATCGGGTATCTTTCCCCCGCCATCACAGGGGAATACGTATTGATCGCAAGGGCGGAGGATGGGGATTCCTTGATGGTGAACGGGTCGACGGTGATCCGGGATTGGGCGGTCCAGGAGGAGCACGAACGGAGCGTGACGATCTCCCTGGCAGCCGGAGTGCGGTATCCCTTCCGGCTCGACTTCTTCCACAATAACGGGGATGCGATGCTCCGGCTCGATTGGATCCCACCGGGCGGGACACGGCAGGTGATTCCTGCGGAGGCGTTTAGCCAATGAACCCAGCTCTCCTCGCGATGCTGGCAAGGTCGGGGCTCATGACCTCCGCAGCCCGTACCGGCATCTACGATGCGGCTAACTCCTACATGAAGGCGAACCAGAACATCCCCGAGTGGCAGCTTCGTGCGCTCCAGGCTTACGGGAAGTTCGATCAGAAGCTCTTCGGGCCACCGGGTGGAGGATTCCGGACGAAGGATTTCACCCCGGAGAATCTGAGAGCCTACCTGGAGGCGGATCCGGTGATCCAGAGGGCGAAGGCGAGGATGGCGGAGAAGGCGTGGGCCGAGCAGCATACCCGCACCTGGGCCGATATCGAGCAAGGAAGGTAGAGGGTCGGGCCTTCCCTGGCCCTCCAAACTGCCCTCTACGCCGTGTCTAGTACCAGGTAGTGGACTCCGCACTGTCCTGGGCCTGACGCGGGCTCATGTGCGGGTCCGCTCCGTTACCCATGGACCAGGTAATGAGAAGCGATGCCGCCGTGAGAACCGCGAACACGAGGAGTGCCGAGACTTCCAGCTTGCTTCGCTTGTCCTCGTTCCACTCCCGCAGAAACCACTTCCAGAGCATAAGGGTTCCTCCCTTCCTACCAGAAGACGGCGAGGAAGGCCCTCGCCAGGCCGACCACCACCGCCGCAGACAGCGCGATGATGGTGATCCCAAGGACGTAATCTACCAGGGTCCACTTCACTTCTGGCCCTCCGATTCATACCGTCCTACCGGGCAGCCGTCCGCGTGGGCCACTTTAGAGCCGTGGTGCTTGACCTTCTTACACCCAACGCAGTGGGTTGAGGTCATCCCGTCATAGTGGACATTCTCGTACCCGAAGCTAGGCCCGTAGCGGGCGGCGACCGCCTGGAGCCGGGAAAGTTGATCTAGCGACTTGGCCGATAAGTCTTGGGCTCGCCTGGCAATTAGTTCCCATTCGGATTTCATTATGGACTCCGGGGTGTCGTCTTGCTCGGTCACTTCCAGCCCCCGAAGAACAGCCACGTTATACCCACTACCCATACGCATGCGGCGACGAGAAACACAATCTGCCAACCGTCTCTAGCCTTCACGTCGTCACTCCTCCACAGCCGGAGAGGCCTCCAGTTTGAACCTTGGCCGCGATGCGGTGCGCTCAAATTGCCGCCGAGTCGATTCCGCCGCTCTTGTGATCTCCTCGAATATCCTCTTAACGTCAGCTGGCGTGTACTCATATGCGCCCCGGTTCGAGCAGTTTCCGAGAATCCGCAGCCGCTCGATTACGGCATTGGTGCGATTCTCGGCGATGCGCATGAACCGCTCTCGATTCACGGCGCGGAGTCCGAGAAAGCGCGTACGAGCCACGTCACGCATCTCGGAGGGTGTCCGCTGCTCTTGGCTCACTACCACGGGAGAGTCATAGACCACGGTGCCGGATGCCTGTGGAAGCGTGAACGCCTTGGGAACAGCGGGATGGAATCCGCTACATGGGATGGGCTCGCCGCACTCTGGACATTTACTCATGACTCCTCCACCACGACTAGCCCCTCCTCGTAGAGTCCCACCGGGCAGCCGTCTTGATGCTTTCCCTTTTCAAGCCCGCAACCACGGCACACCCACATGCGGTCATGGGCGTATCCGAACCACTCTCCGTACAGGGCAGCAACCGCCTGGAGCCGGCGCAGTTCCATGAAGTTTCGAGGGCCGCAGTCGCCACCGCACTTGGGGCATTGGACGCAGGCGAATCCCTTCTGCGGCGGCCCCGGGTAGATGGTCCGACACTTCACGCAAAGCCACTCACGGACTTCGCCGCGAAGCGATTCGATTGCGGCTATGGCGCGGTCTATTCGTGAGCGTGCGACCATGACATGCCCAGGTGGCGCGTAGGGCTGTCCGTCCCACTCTACGAGCATTTCCTTCAACTCCTCCAGTGCGTCCGGGGTGTCGTCTTGCTCGGTCATCGGAGTACCAGACGGACAATCGGTTCGGCGTCGCCAACAAACCACACGACATGATGCACTCGGAACGTGCGGGAATCGTCGCTATCATTCTTCCATTCGATGGTGTCTCCCTCTCGTGGAATCAGAGCGAGAACCACATCCTCGTTGAACTGCTTACCTGGCGCATCCAATTGGACCTTCACAGTTCCTCCCCAGGCTCGGGCGTCAGGGCGCGGTAGGCGTTCAGCATCTCCAGATGTATCCCCCGGAGATCGTTCTCCAGCCGTTTCTCTTGCCACCACTTCGCCAACTCCATCGCCGCCTTCGTGAACCTCTCCATCGGCTCCGCTGGCGCACGGTCTGGCACCCAAAAGTTCCCACAGTCGGAGACTCGTTCGGTTTTCCCGTTTCGCACGCGAGTTCTAGAGTCCATTTGATTCGGCTCCGCTGGCGTCGGCTTGGGGGCGCGCCCCAATGTATTGAGTCGGTCACACTCGGCTTGGAGCATCCGCATCGCGGCTTCAGTTTCGAGGGCATCGGCAGGGAATTCCCCAGCCCGTTCTCGCTTCGCTTCCTCGAAGCACACGTTCGCCCCAACCTGACATGCATCCGCCAATGTCATAGGCTCGCCATTGTCGTAGGCGAACGGCTCCAGCGGGGTCGGCGTGTCGGTCATGGCTTCCTCGGGGCGAGACGGTCCGCCCATTCGCAGAGTTCGTCTGAGAGGATGGGGCTCGGGTCCTCCCAGTTCGCGGCGCGGTTGATGATCTCGTCCGCTTGCTCCTGGAGGGCTTGGGCGATGGCGTCTATCTGACAGCGCGAGCACGTCGAGGAGAGTGGCGACGAGTGCCGAACGTCCAGCGCCTCCAGCCGCTCCTTCAAGCTCTTGGGGGTCATTTTCGCTGTCCCGGAACGCTCTACCTCCGACCCCTGATGACCATTGTCCAGAAACCCACCTGCACCACGAGCACCAGCACGATCATCCACCAGGGCCACCATCCAGGATTCCACCACTTGGGAT